TTTCAGCGATGGCATACGCTGGCCTGCGTCAGCTGCTCGCGTAGTCATCAAGGCTGCGGAACGTGCCAGGGCGGGATTTGCCGCACCGCCATGCGGCTTTCGTCCAACAAGTCACACCCGGCGGGCGCTTCGTACACATGGCAGACGATGCGCTTATCCTGGCTGGCGCGGGCGTCATCAATCCACGTTGAAAGCAAGTCCGCGTCATTCGCTGCGGCGGTACTGATGGCGATCAGCAGCGGCGCTTCGTGCGCGCCCTGGCTGGTGGTGATGGCGTCGATAAAGTCGGATTGCGGGCCACGCACCTGGCCGATTTCGTCGAGGATGGCCAGCACCGGGGAGAGGCCGTGGGCGGTCTTGCCGTCAGCAGCAAGGGCCTTGTATTCGGTGTTGAGCGGCAGTCCTAGCAGGCGCTTGCCGCTCGGGATGATGCGCACCAGGCTAGACAGCTTGGGGGACTGCATCACCATCTTGCTGGCGAGTGAAAAGACAAGCGCGCTTTGCTCGCGGCTCATGGCCCCCGACACGATTTGACTGTTCTGCTTCGCCTCAGGCCCCACCAGGTGCGCCAGCAGCAGGCCAGCGATCAGGCCGCTCTTGCCGTTCTTTCTGGCGATGCTCAGGATGGCGCGGCGGGTTCCGTGGGGGTTGTCGTACACATCCCGGAGGAACTGCTTTTGAAACTCGGCCAGCACCAGGGGTTTGCCCACGCTCGCGCCTTCGGGCGTCACACAGTAACGCTCGATGAACTCGATGATGCGGGCGGCGCGGGTCATGGCGCAACCTTTATCATTTGTGATAAACCTTCCAGGGGTTGGAGCGGCGCGTCAGATTTCTGACGCGCCGATTGCTCACAGGCGCGGCGGGCCACTTTATCATTATTGATAAAGTGAGATTGCCAGCTCATGCAGACTGGACAAATTGTCCGGTCTGCTCGTGGGTCACAGGCACGCACGCGGCAGCTCATATCGCTTCTGTCACAAATGACAAAAGCGATGTCCTCACAGGCGCGTGCGCGGCAGCTCATACGGCGCGCAGCCTTGGGATCAGATCATCGCCATCGTCCTGGCGTGCGCTGCGTTCCAGCTCGGCACCCTTGGCAATGTCTGCACTGCGGCCCACCGTGGCCACCGTGTTGACAGCAATGGCGCGTGTCAGGGCAAGGGCAAGGCGGGTCAGCTTCACATGGTCGTCGGAGCCTACGGGCGCGGCCTCCAGGGCGAACTGCACGCGGGCAAGGTTGGCAGCACTCGCCATGTCCACCGGGTTCCAGGTGTCACGCGGGCGGGCCTGCACGATGGCATCCCAGAATGGGCGCGCACCGTCCGGCACCAGCACATGGGCAGGCGGCGACAAGGGCGGCAGGGCTGCGGCCTGAGTGGCAGCAATGGCGGCTGCGGCGCTGTCGGAGCGCTTTCGCTTGGGTGTCAGTTTCATATGTGCCTCTTTTTTAGGCAGTCAGCGTTAAAGTGAAGGGGACAGGTCGGTATTCGCTTACCACACTCTGGTGATTTCTGCAATAGGACTGTTGCTAGGACGCACCAGGCGGGCCTACAGCAGCTTTATTCCAGTGGTGTGATGGGTTGATAGGGTTGCCGTCCGCATCGCATCCCATGCGCGCTTCCCGTCCGTACAGCTCACTCATGGTTTTTATGCTGTGACAGGGTCGGCAAAGAGCCTGTAGCGCGTCCCGGCTGTTATCGGCAGCTCCCCGCATGTGGTCGACTTCGGTAGCTGGCACCACAAGCCCTTGCGCTGCACAGTGTCGGCACAGGGGTTCTTCGGCCAGCACCTGTTTTCGGAGCTTGCGCCACGCTGCACTATTGAGCGGCAGCACCCGCCCGTTGCTGTCCTTTGTCCACCTCATTGGTGGTTTGACAAGGTAGCCATTCACGCGGCGCTGTTCGCTCATTGCTTGCTCGGGTAAGGCTTTGCCGCTGGCGTTGCGGTGCCCGTGGGCGCGTCATCGATACCCTCGATGGCGCAAAAATTTTCCAGCTTGCGGGCTTCGCTCCTGAGCATCCATCCATCGTTGATACCGGAGCTGTAGAAGGCGGCACGGTTGGCACTGTCTCCCCTCAAAAGCCCTTCTACAGCGTGCTCGGCAAAGTAGGCACGGCGTCCGGCGTCCGTCAGGCACTTGGCTGCAATGGCCTGTTCCCACATCACCAGGTGGCGGCGCAGCGTCTGGGTGGCGAACTGGCGTGCCATCTCCACGGAGTTGGAGTAGTTGCTCTGCTCCATGGCACCCACAATCGAAGGCGGCACGCGGAACAGGCGACACACCTCGATAACGGATAGCTTGCGGGCCTCGATCCAGCTCGCATCCTCCAGGCTCATGGACAGAGGCTGAAATTCAACGCCAGATTCAAGAATCGCAGTGCGGCCGCTGTTGCTGCCACCGGCGTGCTGGCTTGCCCACGATGCTGCAATGGCGGTGCGCTGTTCGGGCTTGAGCATTGATGGAACCTTCAACACGCCCAGCAGCTTGGCACCGTTGGTAAACGTGTTCCTGCCGTGTTCGTTCTCAGCTTGGGCCAGCTCCACCACACCACGCGCGGCTTGAATCGGGCTGATGCCTAGAACGCCGTCGTCGCCCAGGCGGTGGCGCAAGTGCAGCACCTCATGGGCCAGCAGGCGGTGCATGGCCCCCTTGCCGTCGCTGTAGTCGTACACCAGGCCGGATCCGGTGCGCTGCACTTGCACGTTGTCGGGGTTGATCGGCCACAAGGCGCGCACCTGGCCATCGTTGCCGCGTTCAATGCGGGCGTAGGCGTTGCCCTTGAGCAGCACGGCGGCCTGCATGTATTCCCGGAACTCCAGAGCAGTTTGCTCGGGGTTGGCTTGGTCGTGCAGCACCCGATACAGGGGATGGTCTGTGGCGCGTTCCCGGTCGTCGCCGTTGCGCTTGAACAGGATCAGGGGCAGGCTGGCGGTTGTCTCGCTGATGCTTTGCACACACGCGAAAACCGCGCTAACGCTTTGCGCAGTGGTAGGCGTCACGCTGGTGGCAGACAGCGGCACAGGCCAGCCATTCACACCCAGCGTAGCGCGCTGCTCCAGGCCCACCAGCGACTTGATGCGGGTAATGATGCTCATCGGCAAGTCTCCAGCCAGTGCGAGTTGCAGTGAATGAAATTCGCCATGTCGAACGGCTTGTTGCGCAGGGCTACCGTTGTGTCCTGATATGCCGGGTCGCTGGTCAAAGTGATTTCCACCAGGTCAACCGTCAGCAGCTCTCGCACCAGCGTTTGACCTCGTTCTTCCCAGCGGTCGCCCCCGTCGGGCACGGTGAACCCGAACGAGCATCCCGCCACGTCCCCACGATCCACCAGGATGGCCAGATCACGCCCATGGGTGGTGTCAGGCAATGCAAGTTCAAAAGCCAATCCATGTGCGTCCTCTCGGAGTTGCAAGGTGCCGCCTCGGGTCGTGCCCAGGAGGGCGGAACCTTGATGGTCATAGAGCGCCCGCACGTTGGAGCCGCTCTCCAGAGTCTTGCGAAAGGCCCCATTGCGGATGACCTCAGAAAAGCCGCTCAGGTCGGCTTCACTGTTGAATATCGCGGCGTACCCTTGCAGCTTCTTGCCGTTGCTGCGCAGGTTGCCAGTTGAGCGGATCTCCAACATGCGAACTCCTTTACAGGCCCATGTCTTCGGCCAGCACGAATGCCTTGGGGTGGCGTACCACGGCATCCATGGTGTGCATGATGCGCAGTTGAACGTCGCCCTTTTCGTAGTACCCGGCGGCGTATGGATTAGCCAAAATTTCAGTGACGCCAAACTCTCCAATGACGATCTGGCTGAAGTCGCCAGCGATCACGCGGCCCTTATCCGGCGTGCCGCTCTTCGCGTCCAATTGGTTGCTGATGTAGGCGGGCAGGCCAGCCACGCGGCCACCGTCCATCAAGTACACGCTGCCTGCGCTGGCGTCCTTCAAGGTGGTTTGCAGCTTCGTGGCGGCCTTGGCATGGGTCAGCACGGCATTGGGCGTGATGTTCTCCAGGCCCAGTTTTTCCAGCATGGCGACGATGGCGGCCCAGCTCAGGGTGGCAAGGTTTGCCGTCTGAATGCCGACCACGTTCAAGATGCCCACCGGCTGCTTTGCCACGGCGGTTCCATGGAGCAGAGCCTTGTCCACTGCCAGTCCCACCACGGCGCTGATGTCGTCGCGCAGCAGGGCTTCAATCGAGGGGTTGGATTGCAGTGCAAGGTTCCGGCTGAAGGCAGTCAGTGCGCCCACGGTCTTGGGTTCCAGCTTGATGGAGCCGTAAGTAGTGCCGCTCTCGGTCAGGGCGTCACCTTCGGCAACCCAGTACGCGGTGGCAGAGCCGGTAGCCTTGGGCAACACGGTGTCACCCTTCAAGCCAGTCAGCACGCGGGCACCCAGGCTGCGCACGATCAGCGAGTTGCGAAGCAGGCCGATGAACTGGTCTGCGCGGTAGTCGTCGGGCACCACAGCAGCCGCGCCGGTCGTGGTCATGGTGGCGCGCTTTTCAAAGATGCTCGTGGGCACCAGGATGCCGCCATTGCGGGCGGTCAGGCCCTGGCGCTTGGCCTCGGCTTGAAACTCTGCCAAAGCGCCGGTAACGCTGCGGTTTTCAATCTGAGCGGCGATGGCATCCAACACGTTAACGCGGCCTTCCAGGGCGGCTTCGGACTTGTGCACCGGCGTGCCCAGGCTGCGGCGCTCGGCGTCCTCCACGAACTGAGCGCGGGCTTCCTGCCCTTCCAAGTTGACGATCTCGGCCTTGATGGCGTCGAACTTGGTTTGAGCTTCGGGCGTGAGGGTCGGGGCGCTGGCCAGCAGGGTGCGGGCTTCGGAGACTTTCGCGGCGCGGGCTTCACGGATTGCGTGCAAGGTTTGCATTGGGCTTCTTTCTTGGTGTGCCCATGCAATTGACGGGCGGGTGGGTTTTCTGCCAGTACTGGTTGCCCGTACAGCATTGAAAGAATTATCCACGATCAACCACAAAAACGAAAGAATATT